CAAAGCTTAGGTACAAATAGCGCATTTGAAGCAACTGCAGACAGAGGACTTTCAAGAGCCTCAACTCATAATGTTTTAACAGCACAGTTTGGAGATGGATACGAACAAAGAGTACTTAATGGAATAAATACTAAACAAGACATATTTAACATATCTTTTAATAATCGCACCGCAGAGGATATAACTTTAATAGCCGCTTTTTTAGATTTAAAAGCAGGAAAGTCTTTTGATTTTGTTATTACAGATAGCTACTCGTCAGGAACTCTTTCTAACTCAACACTTAAAGTTACTTGTAATGATTATAGTGTAAATTATACCAGAGAGCAATTTCATTCTTTAAGCTGTACACTAAAAAGAGTATATGAGCCATGAGTGACATAATTGATACAGTACAGCTACAAAGTACAGAGGAGGTATTAGTAGAATTATTCGATATAACTTTACCTAACGGGACTTTGGTAAATTTTGTAAATGGATTGAACGAAGGCACTAATAGTATTTATTTTCCGAGTAAAGTGCTAGATACAAATAGTCAGTCCTCTACTTATAATAAATACCCTTTAAAAGAATATTTCGCAATTCCTATAGAAGTCTCAGGGATAGAAACTACTAGTTCTGGTGCTGCAAATAGGCCTACTTTAAACATTGCAAACATACCAGTTTTATCAAGATCTTTAAGTAATGACGAAACAGTATTACAAGACGTACTAGAAACTGAAGGAATTAGTAACAACGAAGACTTATTAGGCTCGAGAATTGTAGTAAGAAGAACTTTTTTAAGTAAAACGTATACAAGTTCAGATAGCTCCCCGTCTACTTCTCCAGTTGAATTCCCTAGTCAAACGTATATATTCGATAGAGTAGGTGCAGAAAATAATGTTATAGTAGAGTTTGAACTTGCAAGCCCAATGGACATAGAAGGGGTAAAACTACCCAACAGAGTTGTAATAGGAAAATATTGTCCTTGGAGGTATCAAGGCCATTTTGTAGAAAACGACGAAAGCAACGCTTCAAAAGATGGCGGATGTATTTGGCCCCTAGACAGTAACGGAAGATTTTTTGATGTAAATAATAATGTAATTACTAAAGATATTTCTACGATTAATTCTTGGTCAAACAGTGCAACTTACAGTGCAAATGATAAAGTAAAAACAACGACAAATAACCATACTCAAATTTGGATCGCTTTAAGGTCTGTTCCTGCAAACAAAGATCCAGAAAAACAAAAAAGTTATTGGAAAAGATTAGACGTTTGTGGTAAGACTTTAGAGGCGTGTAAGGTTCGATTTCAAGGAAATAATACTAATGATACTTTAAATACGGCATACATTTTACCCTTTGGAGGATTTCCGGGAAGTAGACAGTTTAGATGATAGATGAAATAGAAAAGCACTTTAGCAAAGAGTACCCTAGAGAAGGCTGTGGTATTATAGGAATAGTTAAGGGCAGAAAACGCTGGTTTCCCTGTAGAAATGTTGCTACTAATGAAGATGACTTTATAATGTCTTCAGAAGACTGGTTTAATGTAAAAAGCAAAGCAGATATATTTGCAGTAGTTCATAGTCATCCTGATGCAGACAATTCTCCGAGCCCTAGCGATATTACTAACTGTAATGCGTTGGGAATACCTTACTATATTTTTAGTTATCCTGAAATGGATTTAAATATAGTGGAGCCAAAAACTTTGGCATATCCTTTGATAGGCAGAGAATATAAATTTGGAGAAAGAGACTGTTTTGAAGCAATGCGAGATTATCTTTTTTCAGAAGGAATTGAAATACCAGCTAGAGCAATGTTTGAAGACAACTGGTGGGAAAAAGGACTAGACTATTTTAATGAAGATACTATATCTCAGTGGGGGTTCAAAAAAGTTACAGAACCTCAACGAAATGATTTATTAATATTTCAAATAAGCGAGCCCGTAGGAGATCACTGCGGAGTATATTTAGGAAATGATGTATTTTTTCATCACGCAGTAAACAGATTGTCTTGCAGAGAATCTCTTTACCCTCTTTGGGCAAAACATATTATAGGAATATACAGACATGAAGCGTAAAGTATATCTAGAAGGTGAAATAGGAGAAAAATTTGGAAAAGAGTTTACTATGAATGTAGACTCTTTTGCCGAAGCTATACGTTGTCTGGATTGTAATTTTCCTGAATTTAGGCAATATATGATAGAGTCTGAGGATAGAGGAATAGGTTTTGTATGCGGAGTTTCAGGAACTGCTATACAAGACGAGAGAGAACTCCTTCTTATAAATAAAAACGAAGGAGATTTTACTATAAGTGCAGTTCCTGCTGGATCAAAAAAAGCAGCAAAAGTAATAGTGGGTGCTGTACTACTATATATTGGATTTATGATGACTCCTGCAGACGGCGGCGCTACATTATCAAAAGGGATGGCTTTTGTACAAAAAATGCTATATGCTGTAGGAACTAACTTGGTGATGACTGGAGTACAAGAAATGTTAGCTCCTGATCCCAGCGTTGACGATGCCCAAGATGAAAGTTATCTTTATCAAGGAACAACTCAAACTATACTCGAGGGAGATCCGGTTCCTTTGCTTTACGGAAAATTAAGAGTACCCGCTAGACCTATTAGTACTTCTGTAAGAAACGAAAGATTAAACTATTATGATAAGGGCGAGATTCTTATGGAATATAATGTTAATAATAATGGAAATGATCAAGTACCCGGCGGACCAGGCCCTGGAGGGGTACCGAGCACACCCCAGCAAGAGCCTCAGCAAGAGAATTAAGGAAGTTTTATGCCACATCCCAATATGCGCAGAGAGATAATAAGCAATTCAGACGGATTTACTGAAAATTCAGGCTCAAATGCTCAAAATGTAAACTTTACAGATTTAATCTGTGAAGGACCTGTTCGTGGACTTGTTGGCGGTGCAGGAGGTGTTTTCTTTGACGATGTTGCTGTAGAAGACGGGGCTCTTTCAGAATTTTCTCCTGCTCCTGGCACAGGTACAGGCTCAAATAGCAGTACTTCGGGACAGATAACATTTACAGGCAGTGGAGCTTCTTCTGTAGGAACTGTAAATGCTGATGTAGATTTAAGTGGGCTAGAACTAATAGAAGGAAGCTCTCGAAGTATTACTCTTCGGTATGCTACAACTACAGCTACCCTTACAAGTGTAAATACAATAACAGATTCTGAAGGCACAGAAATATCCACTCAGTTAACTTTTCAAGCAACTTCAGGAACTCCTTTTAATACAGGATGGAATGCTTCTAATGCTGTTAACCAATTAAATAATAAAGCAAGAGCTATAGTATCATTTACTCATCCCGATATAGATCTCCCCGTTACCGGGCCTTTTGAAATTACAGATGGAGATACTGCCGTATTTTCTACTTTTGTGGGGGATACTATATTTCCTCAAACAGGAACATACACTTTAAATTTATTTTATACTTTAAATGTCGAAGCTATCAATGTTAATACAAATCAAGTAACTGTTACAGGAACTCCTGCAGCAGGTGTTTATTCGTTCACCATAAATAGGCAGGTACAATATTCAGATCCCGGTGGAGATATTGCTCCTAATAACATTAATGCAGTAGGAAGAATAAATGGGTTTCATATTGACTTTAGGAATGGGTCTCTTGAACAGCCAGTAGTTACATCTACAGGCGGAGTGGGCGGAGCTGTTCAAGTAACTGGAACTACGTCTGGGATAAATCTTACAGAATTAAAAATGATTAACCAAGCTACTGCAAGCAGTCTTGGAGTTACAATTTATGATGTAAATGGTCTTCCCAATACGGACGGAAGTAAGACTTATCCAGGAACTCCAGATACTACTGTATTAGCAAGTGCTGCTACTGTTATTCCCAGCGCGTCTTTCGGACTTGATACTTCTGCAAAAGTAGTGGAAGCTGATGAAATAGGATTTACTATAAGATACAGCGCTTTACAAGTAATAAATCAGAATAGTGGAGATAGAGAACCTGCATACGCAAAGTATGTAATGGAAATACGAGTTAAGCAAAACGGTACTTTTACAAATTTTCATCCTTTATTTTTTGGAGGACAAGTAACTCACTCTGCAGACACAAATGCTCCTATATCTTTTGATCACATTATTTCTCTACAAGGCTATAGAAATCTTTTAGGCCCTTTTGAAGACTTTGAAGTAAGAATTTCTCGAGTAACTCGTCATATTGGAATGCCTGTTAGATGGGATGGAACATCTCAGGGCGTCACTAACAAACAAAAGTGGAATCTACAAGCAAAAGCACAAATAGAAAGTTTAAGGGCCGTAATTAAAGATAATTTAAGATACCCTTACAGTGCTATTGCTTCTGTAAGTTTTTCTTCAAGAGAAAGAGCTTCTACACCTAAAAGAAGTTATCTTCTTGAAGGCAAAATGGTAAAAGTTCCCACTACTTATATTCCCCGAGAGTATTCTTATACAGGTATTGCTAAATACGAGCAGTTTTGGGATGGAACGTTTAGACAAGAACTTCTTTACACAGATAATCCTGCTTGGGTTTTTTATG